TTTAATTTCTCGATTTAATTTTACTTAAACACAACTTTGTTATTTAAACGCTTATTAAATCTTTATATTTATATATCAATTATTTTACTAATAATCATGGCTTCTAATACAACAAATATTGAAACTTTAACCAATACCGTTAATATCGGTGTCCATGATTCTACCACAATGGTAAATCCGCCCCCAACTGCTTTTGATCTAGCTGCTGAGGGCGGAAAAAGTCAAGTCGTTAGAGACTTGACGGAAGGTTTGTTCGAGATAGAAACAGTCCCTTGGGCTGCAGAAACTCGTGGTTCTACATTACATTCGGTTGTGTTGCCTTCTGCTTTATTTGAAAATGAGGGTATTCCGCACTTATCTTATTTACGGAATTACACTTACTTTCACACTGATCTCTTATTAAGAGTTTCAGTTTGTGCTCCATCTACAACTTATGGAACACTCATTGCATCCCTGTGTTTCGGTCACGCAGAGATGAAACCTAAAGAACGTAAGGTTCGTTCTTCACGTATGGCCGTATTCCAACAGCAAAATGGTATTTTGCAAGCCTGTGCTAATTCGGTTGTTGAATTCAACATACCTTATAAGTACTTTAAGTCTTGCGGTTTGGTTAAAGATGGCGATAACCAGTCCGATGGTAAGTCTATGGTAACGTTACTGTTGACTGTTAACGATCCGTTAACTTCGACTTTGTCAAGTGATGTCACTGGTGATGTCAAAATTGAGGTAGGTTTTAGAAACTTAGTTGTTTCTGGTATCGTAGCCAACGAGTCTAGCTTTGTTAAGCTAACTAATTCTGACTCTTTATGTTTAAATGAATTGGCTACTGTTTTAAGATCTAAAGCTTCCACTCTTCCGTTGAAGTCGGATGGAGATCTTTCGATTGACTCTCTTGTCAAAAAGGAAGGTTTTCTTAAAGACTTTACCTGGAGAGCTGGTTGCGCTAAAGACACCCAGCTTGGCAGCATTTATGTTATGCCTTATACCATCAGCGAAGACTTGCTTCACACTGAGGCTGTAGTTCACAACTTGGCCCAATATGTGCTACCACCTATTTCGGTAGTTAGTAGCATGTTTAGATCATGGAGAGGTTCCCTTGTTTATAGAATAAGAGTTCCTCGCTGTGAATTTATTTCAGGTAAGTTGCGTGTGTCGTTTATTCCATCTTCGACTTTTATAACATCTTTTTCGCTTAAAGCCTTAAAGTCGGCCTGTCACGCCGTTTTTGATTTAAATTCTGCTGATTACTTCGATTTTGAAGTTCCTTTTATAAGTGACAAACCTGTTAATTCCACTACATCTTATGGTTTTACAGGTTATTTAGTTTTATCAACAGCTTCTCGTTTAAATTCTAATTCAGTTTCTACTATGCCTGATTTAAATGTCACTGTAACAGTTATGGCTGGCCGTGACTTTGAACTTGCAGTTCCAACTCAACCGCGTATTGGAACTGGTTATAGCTTAGTTAAGACCTTTGATAGCACTGGTATTGTTAAAGATACTGTGTATTATCGTACTGGTTTCCTAGGCTCAAGCAGCTTGGTTTTTGATAATCAAGTTTTAGTTTTTAAAAGTTCATTATTGGATACTGATTTGACTCGTTTTAATGTATCCGCTGGCACTATTTATCGCGCTCGTAAAAGATTAGTGCAGACTGTTGATCAAACAAGCAGATCATATGAATACTTTGTTGTTCCTCCATCTAAAGATGGTTTTACAGATTATTTAGCACCAATCCGCAGCAGATCTGAATTTAGAAAAGATCCTCTTAATAAAGATAATTACTTTGTAGCTGATCATTCATCTAACTATGTTGATTTATCAACATTAGACTTATTTGTGTATGAAGCTGGTAATCAAGCTTTAGCAGCTTTTGGCACTCCATCTTTAGGTGTCAGCAATCATTTAGGTGAAACTTTTACCAGCATTAATGAGGTCTTGCAGCGTTATTCTCTTTATTCGTTAGGCGAATTTTCAGTTTTGAATACGACGCAAGTTGGGGAGGTCTTAGCATCTATTCCGGTGCGTCCTGAGTCTTCAGTAATATGTACTGATAATCAGGATTGTCGCCGTTTTATCAGAGACGGACCTATCTCCATTATTTCCTCAGCTTATCGTTATTTCAGAGGTGAAATTACTTTTAAATTAACTTTCTTTAATTATCCAACAAACTATGAAATAATGATATTTCATGATGTTAGCGCTCAAGTTAACGTCAATTTAATTGATCAGCCAAGAATGTTATCACAAGATTCTATTTGTTGCGGAACTGATGCAGGCATCACTCGTAACTTAACTATTAATAATACTGTAGACATTACAATACCATATTATAAAGAATTCGACTTTTTAACTTTAGGAACTGTCGATTACACTCAAGATAAGTTAGACTTAATAAGCTCCATGTTCAATGGCGCAATTAAAATTGTTTCAGGTTCTCCTGTTGTGTCTAATTTTAGATTAAAATGTAACGTGCAGTTTGCTTTGACTGGCTCGTCTGGTTATAATACTTTTAATGGTTTTTATTCCATGGTTAACTGTGATGATGTACCAAAGATGCCTATTCCGCAGGTCGGATTAAGACACTCAAGATCTAATTATATAGAGTTGCCTAATACAAGCGTTTTCTCTCAGTTGGACTTAGTTAGCACTTCTCCAGCTACTAATGAGTCGTTTGTTTCTAGACTCTTTGGTTATGATACAACCGTTGAAAAGGTTGATAAAGTTTTAGATCAAGTTAATGAAGTGCTTCAAGGTGTCCGTGACGCTTTTGGTACTGTTGATGAGCAGGTCTCATCTCTTATTGCATCTTTAGTTAACAATTTTGCCCATATGGCTTTTTCTCAAAATTACATCGGTACTTTTATCGTTTCTTTTATCGGTGTATTGCGCGAACTTAAATTAATTAATTCTTATACTTTAACTGATTTTACAACTAAATTACAAAAATTAGCAGAGATTTTTATTGCTGCTATACTCCCTCGCTACTCGAACAACCACCCGCAGGGTAGCGAGCCTGGTATGGCTACCAATGAATCAAATTCTTTTGGTGTTCCTGAAGAGTTTAATGATGCAGAGGTTGCTTCTTTATTTGCTTCACTTGTCATTTTGATAGGAGGAGCTCTAGGTTACTCTTTTTCAGGTTCCCCAAAAGTTGGTTTCTTTTCTAATAATTTTGTTAGAGGAATCAAAGACTTCTCTACTAGTGTTAATCCTTTAATTACTTTCTTTAAAACTTCTATGTCAGCATTTATGAAAATTGTAGATTATATTAGACT